CGGTAAAGCTCAAATCGTGGAGACGAGAGGTGAACGACGGACTAAACCTAATATCGCATACTCACCCAAGATATAAAGAGCAACAGAACCCTGCAACGAGGGGACGAATAGACAAACCTGTGGGAGTATTGACGGGTAATAAAATAGAATTGTATAGTGCTGCCGACGCCACAGATGTGTTGGAGTACTTCATATATATACCTACTTTGAAAGCCGAACAAGTAGAAGACCACATTATAGAATATGTAATACTCAATACTGCGGCGAAGGTAATGGGTATTTATGGTAAAATAGACGGAATGAAGCTACTGCAAGAGCAGTTGGCTCAGAGCATAAAAATGATTGCAAGGTAATATGTCGAAGGTAAAACTAAACAAGAGGAATTATAAGATGTTCGCTAAATCGAATATCTTGAATGCTGCAAGCCCTGCACGCTCTACCTTGTATATCGGTTATGAGAAGAGAAATGAATATGTAGAGTTGCTGAATAGTTGTGCTCAGCTATATAACAACTTTCAAGAATTTAGAGATATGCGAGCAAGAGCTGTGCGATATCTTTTTGGCGACCAATGGGGAGACCCGATAGTAGACCCTGAGACAGGCAAAACCGTACGAGAAGATACCTATATAAGACGACAGGGGCTAATACCTTTGAAAACCAACGTTATGAGAAAGTTGGTTAATAGTGTATTGGGGCTATATGCCAATAGTCAGAGCGAGCCGATAGTGGTAGCCAGAGATAGAGACGAGGCAAAAGCGAGCGAAATGATGACGGTAATGTTGCAGTATGTATGCGACATTAATTCATTCAAAGAGATAGACCGCAGAGGTCTTGAGGAGGCTCTTATAAGTGCTATCTATGTGAGCAACGACCAATATATATGGGATAATGAAAGGGGCAGGTTCGATGTGTATATGTCGAACGAGAACCCAAATAATGTGTTTTTCAATTCGTCGATGCTCGATGTGCGTATGAGAGACATTGATATGATAGGAGTACTTCGGGACTATTCTTTTGACGAACTAAAAAGCACCTTTGCGAGAAACAAAGAACAAGAGAAATATCTGTCGGAATGCTATAGGAATATACTACAATATGCTGACTACCGACAATACAAAGAGTTTTTCGATAATAAGACATTGAGGTCAAAAAACTTCTATATGCCGCAAGAGCCAAACAAATGCAGGGTAATAGAGGTGTGGAAGTTGGAGACTAAGGAGCGTCTGAGAGTACACGACACTTTGACGGGCGAGCTGTATAAAGCTGAGTTGTCGGAGAAGTCGAGATTTGACCAAATAAACGAAGAGAGAATAGAAGAGCTTGTGGAGCTCGGAGGTGTAGCCGAAGAAGCGTTACTGATAGAGTATGAAGAATATTTTGATAGATATTGGTACTACCGGTATCTTACGCCTGACGGTACTTGTCTGAAAGAAGGCGAGACCCCATTTGCTCACAAGAGCCACCCATTTGTGATAACGGCGTATCCGCTGATAGACGGTGAAATACACTCTAAGGTGTATGATGTGATAGACCAACAGAGGTATATCAATAGATATATTACGCAGAGAGATATTATCAACGGCGTATCAATGAAAGGTCTCGTGGTATACGACAAACAGGCAGCTGATAATGCAGGCACTAAACAGAACCAAATAGACAGAGCGATAGCTAAGCCCGGAGCAAGCATAGCAATGGATATGTCGAGAGGGCTACCCATACAACAGATAACGTCGAACACCAATGCGGGCGGCGATATGGCAATGGTGAATATGATGTTGGAGATGGTGAGCCAGATATTCGGTAGTAGTGCGGCTATGCGAGGAGAGAAGGCACAGCCGGGCACACCTGCAAGTCTGTACGCTCAGGAGGCGGAGAATAGCAACAACAATATATCGGATTTGATAGCGTGGTATAATAGTGCCAATAGTCGCAGATTTGTGAAGATATTGAAGCTTATACAACAGTATTATACAGAGCCGATGTATATCAATATAGCGGGCAAGAATTACAGCGAAGAGGCAAAATCTTTTGACCCGACAAAGATACAAAACATCGACTTCGATGTAACTGTTAGTAGAGGTCAGAACAGTCTTGCTTACAGAATGGAGAGCGAAAATATGTTGCAGTTCCTTGTGCAATCGGGACTACTGCAAAATATCGATATGGCGATATTCTATGCCGAGAATAGTCAGGCACAGTTTAGCCAGCAACTTGCAGAGAAGCTAAAACAATACAAAGAGACAATGCAACAGGCGGCAGAGGCACAGCAGCAAGCTATGGTTATGGCACAACAAGGCGGGCAGCCCGATATGCAAGAGCAAATGCAAGAGGCAGGACTTAATGTGGGAGTACCACAAGAGGAGGTAGGGCAATGAGTAGTAAGGTAGACAGTGCTAAGGCGATGGTGCATTTTTGGTATAAGACGAAAGATATATTCGACGAGGTATATAACAGAACATCGTGGATAGGCAAACATCGTCTTGACGGAGAAGGCAACAATATGATAGAGCCTATCAGTTTTAGTAAGGACGAAGCACATACTCTATACAAGCCGTTTCTGAAAGGAGCGGCAAGTGAGGTGTATATGGCGATAAGCTCGCATAATAACGATTTACCTCGAGACTATAGAATGTATGCAGTAGATAGCAATACTGACATCAACGATATAACCGATAGTAAAGATAGTGTATACTTTGCAATACAGAGCGACGGAGGCGACTTGCATTTGATGGAAGCCGTAGATACTGCTATATATGAAGCTATCATCAATTATATAATATGGAAGTGGTTGTTGATAAGCAATACCCCAGAAGCTCAAAAGGTGTATTTTCCTTTGTACAAAGATGCAATGGGACAGATGAAAGACGGAGTGCGTAAGTTGGCGTGCTTTGCGATAGGACGAGTAACAAGACATATATATTAAAAATAAATTACGAATATGTTAGAAATCAAGAAACTTGGGGAAAAGACGCTACGTATAGCGGACACGGCGACAGGACGGAGCTATATGGGAAGTGCGACGTATAAGGTGAGCAGCGTGGGCGGTGATACTGTCTGCTTGCAATCGATATATGACGATAACGAGCCGGTGTTTGTGTCGAAGGTGTCTGATATTACAATAGACGGAGCGGCACAGACGGACGTAAATGCGTGTATGGTAGCTCTCAACGCTTTCATCGGGTCTTTTGAGAGGGCAGCCGCTAATGGTGGCGGCGTAAGTCCCGTCTTTGAGGATTGGGTAATTAAGGTAAAAACCTCTACGACACCAATCGAACTGACAGAAGCACAGGCGGATGAGTTGGGGGGGCTTTTGGAGATGTTGAGAATGTCAAGACACTTGTTTAGTGGAGGTAAGCTGTCGGGGCGAATAGTGTTTGGAAAAGTGAAAAAGTTGCTATCGGATGCCGTTTATCTGTTTTCGAATAGCTTAATAGAGACTTTGGAGTTTCCTGAACTGACGGAAATACATCCTAACGGTAGCTTGTCTTTTGCGGCTATAAATTGTACGAGATTGAAAGAGATAGCTTTTCCAAAACTATCGAAATTCTCTATCGGCAATATATGGAGTGCTTTTGCCGATAGCCCTATTCTTGCAAAGGCGACAGTACATTCGGCATTCATTGCGGTACAGGTCGGGCAGTCTGTTGGAGCTTTGTATAGTGCTCCGAATATTACAGACTTAACTATCACGACGAAGATAACGGCGAACTCTGAACTGCGACACCAGAAAAATCTGTCGTCTGCGTCGGTATTGCACGTATTGCAACAGCTTGATACGGCTACAACAGGGAAGTATATTCAGTTTGGCGATATTAAGATAGCGGCGACTGACCCACTGAAAGCACAGATACAGGCGGCAATAGACGCACGGACAAATTGGACAATCACCGGTATAACATTGTTGTAAGACAAGACTATGAAGAAGCAAAATCAGGGACAATGTGAAGCCCCGAAGTGGTATGGAGCACCAACACCAGAGCGGATAAGGCTCGAAGAAGTGGCGGGCAAGTGGTGGTATTGCGAAGTATTGGGCATATACGCACACAACGGCTATCTTGCTACTTGTGAGTGTTCGACAGGTTGGGTGCTTGTACCGAACGCCGTGAAAGAGGCGGACGAGGCACGAAAACTGAAAGAAATGGAAGACAAATACAATATAAAAGAAGACGAATATGGTGGAATTTTTTAAAGGAGTGGTAACGGCGGTTGTGGCGTGGGTATTGGCAATATATACTTCGTACACGGACGCTTTTCTGACGTTGTTTGTAGGGTTTACGCTGAATATCTTGCTCGGCGTTGGGGCGGACATTAATATTAACAAGAAAGCATTTAGCTTGCGAAAGGCGACAGACGCATTGCTTTTGTTACTGTTTTATTTTATGCTGATAATCTTTATTCACGTGGCATTGGGTCGCAGATATGTAGACTTGGCAAATACGATGATAACGTGGCTAACATATATTGTAGGGTATTTTTACCTGACCAATATTTTTAGGAACGCAAAAACACTATTTCCTAATTCAAAGAGTATCAGGTTTATATACTCTTTTTTGAGTACCGAAGTGCTATATCGGTTAAAGGCGTATCTTGGTTTTCGGAAGTATAAGGATGATAGTATTAACAACAATACAAATGACTTACAATGAAGCAGGATACAAACATTAGCGAACATATCACGTATGCAGAGGCGACGGTAAGCAACAAGGCGAAGCAGCTCGGTATATCGAACACTCCGAACGAAAAGGAGCTACGGGCAATGAAGCTACTTGCGGAAGCAGTATTTGAGCCACTACGTAAGTGGTACGGCAAAACGATACTGGTAACGTCTTTTTTCCGTTCGGCGAAGATAAACAAGACTATTGGAGGAGTGCAAAAGGCGAAAACTGTAAGCCAACACACGAAAGGGGAGGCTATGGATATAGACACGACGAGCGACAACAGGAAGCTATTCGACTATATCAAGGATAATCTTGTATTTGACCAACTTATCTGGGAGAACGGAGACGACAATACACCTGCTTGGATACACGTAAGCTACTCGGAGACACACAACAGGAAGCAAGTATTGAAAGCCGTAAGGAAGAATGGCAAAACAATCTATTTGCCGTATAAATGAGAGAGTAAACTATATGCAAGAAGATAGAATTAATCAAAAAATAGAAAATAAAGGTATGAAAAACAAGGTCATAGGTATTCATTTTATATATTTTTTAGTGGTCTCGGTCGTAATGGGTTGTACGCCAATGAAGCGTACAGCCTCGACTGAGGTTAAGGAGAAAGCGGACTACTCGGAGATAACCAACGAGTTGAAGACACAACGGGCGCAGCTCGACAAGGTAACAGAGACAATGAGCAAGACCAAAGAGCAAATCGCTGAATGGTTGAATGAAAATATCGATTACGAGGAGCAGAAGTACGACAGTCTTGGCAGGCTGATAAGCACGATAAAGCAGACGACGAGTCGCAACGGCGGTACTACTACGGTAAAGCAAGGCGATACATACGTATATGAAGGTGTAACAGTGCAGCAGGTAGATAGTATCGTATCGGAGCAAATGAAGCGGTTGCGGTCTGAATTGGAAGCTAAGAGCACCGAGAAGAAAGAGCCGAAGTGTATAGGCGTATTTGGCTGCATTATGAAAGTCATAATGATCTCTATGGTGGTATTTGGAGTTATTATAATGCTATATCTCGGTTGGGCTATAAACGACCGTCCGAATCTTTGGCGTGTGTTTGTTGAGTGGATAAAACGATTGTTTTGTATGAGGTAGAGGAAAAATGAAAGAAGGCAGGTCGGTAAACATAGAGCTGAGAGGCATATCAAGGAATGGTAGTGCTGGAATGCAAACAGATGGATGTATGGATGAAATCATCAATCTGCGGCAGGAGGCGGGTACGTTACGACCTGTGGGAGCTTATTCGAGTCTGAATAGAGACGTAGATATGTCTGGCTATGATAAGGTATTTGTCCATACGACAGCGATATGGAAGAATTATCTTGGAGTGCGAGGAAAAGAACATAATTATAGCCTTGAATATTTTGCCTCCGGCACAGAGAATACCATATCTCCAATAACACCGCAGAATATAGGAGATTGCGGTAGCGAGGATGTAGAGTTTAACCAAGTGGGTAATATCGCAATATTATGTGGTGAAAATACGTACTTCTGCTTAAGGTATGATTTTAAGAAAAGGAGATATATCCGCATAAGTAACGACTTCAATGGGCAAGCTAAAGATACAATATTGCCGCCCAACTTAGATATACGGTTTAGAGTAGATATTAATAGCTATTCTCCGTATGGGGCGGATATACCTGAACCGATAATAACAGTATGCCAGACAGGCAAAGACTCTCGAAACTCATCGGAGAATGAGCGTATAGATAGCAGTAAACTGACAATGCAGCGATTGCTGAAAAAGGAGCGTGAACTTGGACGGCTAAAAGGATTTTTTAAATTAATATATGCATACGAGCTATTTGACGGCAGCCATATATTGCAGAGCCAACCTATACTAATGCCACAGGCTAACGACAAGTGTGTGAGATGGAGTAGCGGAAATTTGAACTATCTTACCGACGATGCAGTGTGGTATCAGAATTTTATAGCTTCACTACAAGCTGCCGAGAATGATGTTCGTATATGGAATTACAGCTATGCGGGGTGGACAGAGCATTATGAGGGTGATAATAATATATATTACCGTTCGGTAAAACCTACGAGAGACACATCATATTCATTATCCTCACATCATACGGACTATACTCATAACTTGTTTTGTGGTAGATTGACTCCCGAAACACATTTAGCAATAAGCTACTCCAACAAGCTTCAATATAAAATAGCGAGTGGCATATCGTCGGAGTACAAAGATGTATTCAAGGGCGTATCGGTATTCATTACGAGAGAGGTATATGGGTATGATACAGGTAGCAATCCTCGTAAATCTCGCATAGAGTTTGAATATAAATCTTATGATAACTATATTTTCAAAGAGAAAACAGATGAGGATATAATAAGAGAACTGGAAGAGAATGGAATATACTATAAGGTGGCGAGCATAGAGTTTGACAAGCTGCAATCGCCCACAAAAGAGTGGGTCGACATCGATTTGAAGACCAATAAGGTATTGGCTAACTTGGAGGCACAAGATAGGCTGCGAGTATCGGAAGATGAACGAAAGAGCTATATGCCTAAAACATCGTTTACTTATAATGGCAGGCTGCATATAGCCGACTATCGTAACATTGCATTCAGGGGCTTTCCTCTAAATTATTTTTACAATGAAGAGGGTAGAGGACAGTTCGAGACAAAAATCAATACTATATGGAGACATAAGGTAGGTAATGATGCGCGAGAAGAGTGGAGAGAGGGCAACTATCCTATGATAAGTGTAGAGGTAGATTTGGAGACAAAAACAGACGATATCAAGGTGGTAAGATATGAGAAAGTACCTCTGATAAGTCGTGGTTTTATATCTACACATAATTTTTTGAATGATATATCGATACACTTGGGGGTAATAAACGAAAATGCAGGTGTAAATACGTATTCACTCAATCCTATGGTATCGTATCCTGACGGTAGGGCTAAGAAAATAACAATCACAATACAAGACTGCAGAGATGGACAGAATTACCTAAAGAGACTTGTACTACCACTGAAAGAGGATGAACTCAATAATTGTGCATACTACATATCGCCTGACCTAAAACCGATAGATATAACAGTTGACAAGGTTTGGAACAGTACTCCTATAAAGTTACCTCAGAGTAATTTCGGAATGGATATCGAGCATAATATGCTCAAGGTGAGCCAAACAGGTAATCCGCTATACTTTCCTCTATCGAATACATATAGGGTAGGCAGTGGAAGAATAATAAAGCTAATGTCGAATACGGTGTCTGTGGGTGAAGGTCAGACGGGAGCAGCTCCTCTGATGGTGTTTTGCAGTGATGGTATATGGGCATTGATGGTTGACTCAAGCGGACAAGTGGCATACACAAACTCACGCCCGATAAGTAGAGATGTAATTAATGGTAGAGATAATGCCAAGAATGTACAGGGCGGTATAGTTTTAGCCACAGACAGAGGTCTTATGCTATTGAGCGGTGCTGAGGTAACGGAGATAGGCGAGACGGTAGAGGGCAGAGTATCTCGGCACTTTGAGAGTAGTCCGAGTGCAGAGAAGCTGTTGTATGCAAGAGAACTATACGATAACGAGAAAAGTGTGAGGCTGCTAAAATCGATAGACCTAACAGAGTTCAAGGATTATCTGAAAGATATACGTATGGGTTATAACTACAACAAGCAGGAGCTAATGGTGGCTAACCCAAATAAAGAATATTATTATGTATTGTCGGCAGTGGGTAGGTGGTACAAGCTGTCGGGTAAGATACGTTTCTTTGTGGAGGACTATCCAAAGACCTACGCCTGTATAGCCAATAAGTTGCTTAACGTTGGACGAGAAGAAGGCAAGACGGCAGAGACGGGCTTCGTTACAAGAGCTATGAGGCTTGGAGAACAGACATTCAAGAGACTGACACGTGTAATATTGCGTGGATGGTTTGGTGTAGAGCGAGAAAGTTGGGTAAACCATATAGATTGCCGAGATATAAATATGACACCTCGGACGGAAGACCGTATAGACCTGAGGCAACCAAGCATAAGGAGCATAAAACTAAAACCGAATAAATCGCAAATAACAGAGCTGTTCAACCCAGAAAAACAATCCAAGCGAATATCGAAGACATTGGACATATCGGTAGAAAGCAGCCTGAGGTACTCATACTCGGGAAAGGGCGACATAGAAGTAGAGGGTGAGCTATATTTTCCGAAAGAGCAATACCTAAACTTATTTGCTGAGGGTAGTAACAGTATAATAGAGGTGGCGGTAAAACTGAAATATGCCATATCGTCGTACAAAGACGGTTTCAAAAATCTTACTGTCAATGGTCTGGACAGACGTACATATACCATATATATAAACTATACCAACTGCGGAGAGGTAAATGAGGACAGAGTGGCGTTTCGGTCGTCGACGGGCGATGAATGGTATTCGGAATCGGGCAATGTGTATAATAACAACTTTGAGACAGTAAGTAAAAACTGGGAAAGGACAGGAGAAAAAATCATAAGGGTAGCCGACTTTGCTATGGGAAGTGCAGGTAATCCTTTAACGCAAGAGGTAGCCGCAATTCCTTACGTGAGATTCCCGATAAAGATGGTGATACCGCAAGGAGAGACTACCGTTCCCATATTCATAAAGGAGGGTAATGGTATATCTGTAGAAAGCGAGGGAGTAGAGGCTATGATAAATAGCGTTACCTTGTCGTATGATACCTATTATACTTTTCGTATTCCTCAAAGCAATAGTCTGACGAAAGAAGATAATGTCGGGGTAAAACGACTGTCTATAGATGACTTATCCAAGTCAATCGTTAGCGGACAAGACGGTATATTAGGAACGTTGCGACCCACTGCTCGAGAAAACCTATTGGCAGAGACAGGTAGTAGGGTATTGGGAGACTACGAGGTTTATAACGTGATGTGGACACAAGGCACGCATACACTACCGTACATTACTCTGCTTGAAAATATGAAGATAGGTAAGTACTCAGAGACATACAAAGAGATAGATACTACTTTTTTGCTTGAAGCAGACAAAGCGTATGCTCTGAATACACTTGACAGCGACAGATATGTATTCTTCAATGACAAGGGCGACCACAATATAACATACTCTCGACTGGTGTCGAGTATAAGAAGAGGCGTATATCCTGATTACGATGAAAACGGGATAATACCTGAATATGTATATCTGTCCAAGGGTAGATGTATAACAGTAATAAATGGATGGACGGGGAATAGTATCGGAGATGGTTTTGTATATACGGGTGAGACCGGCAGAGTGTCGAGCAAATATATACTTGAGATGACTCAATCGAATAACCCCAACAAGACACCAATACCATATATCAATAGCGGTTATATGTTGCGTATTAAGAATAATAGTAAAATATTGGTACAGACGGATAGCCAATCGTGGCGTATAATATTCAAAGAGCTACCATTGAATCAATCACACTTTGACATATCTGCCTCACAACTAATAAACAATATAACTTTAAAAAAGTATGAATTTATTTCGGACTACGATAAAGGTCATCCTATCTTTCTGAGAGAGGGGGCTACGAGATTGGTTACCCGAGAAGGTATTGTTTACGAGATAGATTATGTGGGAGATAGCCCTATACCGTATGATAAGCTAATTCAAAACTTAGAGGCGGGGAAATATGCTATCATAGCACCACAGACACAACGCTATGCAGGTCTATATGTATATGGAAGCTATGATGGCAAGCAATGGGCATTGCTCGGCAGAGTAGAGAGAACAGGAGAATTTAGAGACTTGGGGTGCTTGGTAGAGCGTAACGATTGCAAATATTACAAGATTATGTTTTTTGGCAACCTTAATGTTAATAGCGAAATAGATTATTTGGAAGTACAAGGCGGAGATACTTTGTATGGAGAAAAAATAAGATGACATTATGGAAGAAAAAGAAGTAAAGATTAAAAAGAAGACGGGACCGCCGAAAGGAGTAACGAACAATCCCAAAGGCAGACCAAAGGGAATACCAAACAAATTAACCAAAGAGAGCAAGGAAGTATTACTGCATATATTCGAGACTCTATCTGATGTGATAGTGTCTGAGTATCTAAACATAGATAAAGTTAAGAGTCTACCGCCAGAAGTACTGCTCGAATTTTATATAAAGATCATCCCATATCTAATACCCAAAGCAGAAACGAAGACGGAGGAAAAGAGCAATGTAAGTATACAGTTCGATAGGTTACTGACAAGTTTCGGGGTGCGGAGTGAACTACCTCAATAACCGGAGATAACTTGCCATACCGCTTTGTTCATTCGGTCTATAACGGAAAAATCTTTTTTGATGTATCCCATAGTAACCTTATGTGCCGATGTGTGATTTAGAGCGAAAGCGACCTGCTCGGTAGAAAATCCACAGACGTTTTGAGCTATTGTAGCCCACGAGTGTCGGAATACATAAGTAGTAACCTTAGGTAGATTGTATCGAGTACATACGGACAATAATCCTTTGTTTATGGCAGTAGAGAAGTAGTCGGGCGTATGGTATTGTTCGGCGAAGTTGAAGAGGTGATCCTTACCCTTATAGACATCAATCAAATATCGTATATGCTCGGGTATAGCAATCTCGATATAAGCCTTGTCGGGTCTTGTGCTTTTTGTCTTTGCACGGTTGTAGCATAGTTTGTCTCCTTTTAGACAAGAAGTATCCATCTTATAAAGGTCGACCGTATTGATACCCGCCAGAGATATAATCATAAGACAGACATCGATGGCCATTTGCTCACGAGGATATATAGGGGTAGCGGATAAAATTTTCTTTATGACATCTGGACCTACTGCTCTGGGTTCGGGTACATCTACTTTGGGTATCTTTACTGCCCTGAATGGCTGATGTGGTATTTTTATAATATTCTTATCGTAGTCGTTATATTCGAGACAGCCCTCCTCAAAGAGTTTCTGAATGCAGATAGGATACATATTCTTTGCCCGTTTAGTATGCGAAAGAGCATAGACCCACTTGCGGATGGTAGATGAGGTAATGTCGGAGAACATAATGTCGTTTTTACCCAAAAACAGACTTAGTGACCTAAGAGCAGTGCGGTAATTGGCGACAGATTTATCTCTGTGTTCATTATACATTTTACCGATGTACCTATCGGCAAATTTAGAGAAAGATATTCCTTGTTTATCGGAGAGTAGCAGATTCTTAATCTCTTTTGCAGTCCAAGACTCTGAGTTGTATTCGGCAAGTTTGCCTATATATTCCTTAATCTGACTGTAGCAATTGGCTAATATGATATTGTCCGTAATCTCGTTTCGCTTATTGATGTTTGACTTATGTATTAAGTATGATGTCCTAATATAGTCGGTCGTCGAACGAGCCGATATACGAATATATACAGCGTTAAATTCCTTGTTTGTCCTTGTAACTGGAGTGAAAGTAGCCATATTGAGTTTGTAATTTATTTGTAATTTTTTTCGATTAAAACAGCGAAATTATTTTCCCCTTTTCGACTACGCAAAAAAATGTATCATAATAAAAAGCCCTGATAATAGGGCTTTCGGCGTTGTGTCCTCGCAGGGACTCGAACCCTGGACCCACTGATTAAGAGTCAGTTGCTCTACCAACTGAGCTACGAAGACAATATCCATAAAAAATGGAGTGCAAAAGTACTACTTTTTTCTCAATAACGAAAGACTTTATTCTATTTTATCGAAATATAAATTACGAGGAAATAATTTAAATTTCTTCTAATCAGTGTCTTGTGCTTGTTTTTTTATTGGGTTGGGAGAATGATATTTGTCGCAGTGTTATTTTTTTGTACTTTTGAACTTTAAAATAATAGTATATCATCGAATATTACTGCTAATACTCATTATATTATGAATGATACAATAAAGATATTAGATAAGACATTCAAGAAATCGATTCCTGAAGAAACTATCATATCGTCGATAGATAAGATTGCCGAAAAGATTAATACAGATCTTAGAGACGATAACCCGTTGTTTATCTCGATATTAAACGGTTCGTTTATGTTCGCTTCCGACCTTATGAAGCGTATCGACTTCCCTTGCGAAATATCGTTTGTAAAGATAGCCTCATATCACGGTACATCTTCGTCGGGAGAAATGCTCGAACTTATCGGACTCAAAGAGAATCTAAAAGGCAGGACGATAGTGGTGGTCGAAGATTTGGTAGATTCGGGGCAAACTATGTCGAAAGTGCTTGAGATAGTGCAAAATAGAGGTGCAGGGAAAATACACATTGCTACACTGTTTTTCAAACCAGGAGCCATACAACACAATATTTCGCTCGACTATGTGGCTATGGAGATTCCCAATGACTTTATAGTGGGCTATGGTCTTGATTACGACGGATATGGACGTAATCTAAGAGATATTTATACTGTTGTCGAATAAAAAAACTGATATCCAATGAAAAAGCCTGTAAAAATCACACTCGTATCACTCGGTTCGGTTTTAGTTATATTGTTGATAGCTATTATTATAGCTATCTGGTTTGTATTTACGCCACAACGACTTACACCAATTGTAAGAGATATCTTACAGAAAAATATTCGTTGCCAATCGCAGCTCGACGAAGTAGAACTTACATTTTTTTCTACCTTCCCGAATTTCAATATAAAGATAAACCAATTTACATTAACCAATCATATACAAGGCTCTAAATCAGATACTTTGCTACATATCGATTGCCTTAAAGGTGAGGTTAATCCGATAAAGTATTTGTTTGATAATGAGTTGATAATTAATAGTATATCTCTCGAAAAAGGTTTTGTAAACCTATATACCGATAGTACGGGTAGAAGTAATTTCGATGTTTTCGCCACAGATAGCACCAAAAAGGATACGACGGAGTTCAAAATGCCTTTCGATTTTCTCGAATTGCACAAAATGAGTCTTGCCGATGTTCGTATCGACTATTGCGATAAGCAATCGGGTATAAACACTCAGATAAACAACTTGGGTTTGTCGCTTGTAGCTACTATTAATCAATCGAATGGCGATATAAATCTAAACGCCGATGCTCAAGGCATAGCCTTCGAAATGGACGATTCCACTCGGTTGGAAACCGCAATGGAGGCGTTGTCTTTCAACCTGAAAGGCAACAAAAACAATAATAAAATCGAAGGTAATGTACGATTGGGTATATCGGCTCTCGATGTGTTGTATGGCAATAGTGCGTTTGTAGCAAAACAAAATCTATCGGTCGACCTTCCGTTGAGTATTGATATTGAGGATTTTATATTGAATTTTGGTAAGGGTGGTTTTATAGAATTTGCAAATCAAAAAATCGCTCTATCGGGATGGCTTAGCAAGCAGAAGCAGGCTATCGATATGGATGTGAAAATAGAATCCGATGTGCTGCAAATGCAAGATATTATGGCTCTTATGCCCGACAATATCAAAAAGAATTTTAGTAAAATGACCTTCGACGGTCGATTCGACCTCGCTGCCAGAGTCAAAGGCAAGATGCACGGCGATACGATACCTAAAATATTGGCTGACATTAATATAGAAAATGCCAAATATTCGCAGAAGGGGCTGCCTTGGGCATTTCGTAATATCAACGGTCAACTACAGGCAACGATAGACGATAAGGTATCGGACGTTAAAATCAATCGTTTAAAGCTTAGTTTCGGTAAATCGTCGGTGGTAGCAAACGGTTCGATAAACGACCTTACCGGGCGACAAATGTGCCACATAGCTCTTAATGGTAACCTTAGTTTCGATGATTTGAAATCGTACCTTCCGCAAACGACTGTAATACAAGGCGATGCCGTAGCCAAGCTAAAAGGAGCGTTTACTCTCGACGATATCTCTGAGGTACGAATGAAAAAGATAAAACTAAACGGAAATATAGATGCTAAGAATTTAATAATCAGATACAACGACTCTACCGTGATAGAAGCACCAAGAGCAGATATAGCCGTATCGATTCCTTCGACTCGTAAGAATCCGAAGTTTAAAGAATTGATAGAAGTAGGTATCGAGCGCCCTGCCCGACTCGATTTTCAGCAGATAGGTACGTTGAAAGCCCGAGTACATTCGCCTAAGATAAATCTCGGAATATCAGACGTTACCGATAGTCGCCAACCTATGTCGGTACGTTGCAGCTACAATATACCACTGCTTGATATAGAGAAAGATACTATCGTGGCAAAAGTAACCAATCCGCACGGTGATTTTTATATGGTGCCATCGAAACACAATAGTACGCTAAGTACATACATTATAGCTCTTGTGTCGTCTCAGCTCGATGTGGAATATGGTAAAGATGTGAAAGTTACATCCTCTAAGGTCGATCTGAATGGAAATATCACCTATGATAATACGCAGTCGAATGCTTTTTTACAGTTTCTTCCTTATTGTAATATGAAAATCAGCGATATAGACGTAGAGGCAAAGGAGCTTAAAGAGAAAGTACGTATGCCGATAGTAGATTTTTCGCTCACGCCCGACAATCTGACTGTAAACAAGAGCCGTTTTGTGCTTAGAAATTCCGACTTCAATCTGTCCGGTAAAGTGACCAATATCGATGATTATATGCGTAACGACGGTATGTTGAAAGCCGATTTGTCGTTCACATCGGATATGGTCAATATCAAAGAGCTGATGGATATTGTAAGTGGATTTGGAGCTAAAGATTCGGTTCAGAAAGAGGCACTTGCCGAAAAAGCAAAAGATGGCGACAAAGATCCGTTTATGGTTCCTTGGAATATCGATATGGTGCTGAATACCAATGTTTCGCATGGAAAGATATTTGAAACTGATATTTACGACTTAGGCGGAAAGCTTATGATCAAAGACGGTGTACTTGTGCTCGAACAGATGGGTTTCACCTGCGAGGCTGCCAAGATGCAGCTGACTTCCATATATCGTTCCGAACGGAAGAATCATCTCTTTGTGGGGCTTGACTTTCATTTGCTTGATATAGAAGTAGATAAGCTAATAAAAATGATTCCCCAGATAGATACTATCGTTCCTATGTTGCGATATTTTTCGGGTAAGGGCGAGTTTCATATAGCAGCCGAAACATATCTAAAATCGAACTACGATATAAAATATTCTACCCTCAGAGGAGCTTCTGCCATTGAGGGGAAAAATCTCGTATTGCTCGATAACGAGACATTCGATAAAATGGCAAAAATGCTGTTGTTCAAGAAGAAAACCAAAAACGTAGTCGATTCGTTGTCGGTCGAATTGACCGTATTCCGCGATGAAGTAGAGTTGTATCCTTTTCTATTCTCTATGGACAACTATCAGGTTGTGTTACAGGGTATTTACAATCTGTCGCAGAACTATAAAATAAAGGCCGAAACGATATCTCCGATAAAACTTGGAGTAGACCTTACTTCCAATAAAACAGGCGGATTGAGGCTATCGAAACTCAAATTATTGAATTTGAAGTACGGTAATATGTTCAAACCCGAAAAACAAAACGCTACGCAAAGACAAATATTAGAGCTTAAGAAGATGATTTCGGATGCTCTCAAAGCTAATGTAAAGAAACAGTAAATATTGAAACTCATATAATATCAATTACTTATGTTGAAAATAGCGGTATCGGATGAGTTGCAGATTTCTAAGGATATAGAGACTCATCTGTCTCATAGCGGCTTAAGCATCGACTTCAGAGATAGATCAAAATCTATTTTTTATTCAGACAGATTTCCGTCGGAGATAAGGTATCTCGATAATAATCACGTGTTTATCTCTATGGCAAATGGGTTGTACGATTTGGCTATTGTGAACGACCTCTCTTTGTGCGAGCAAGAAAAAGACTACGAGAAGCTGTATGTTTTCGAGGAGGCTTCGTCAAGTTTATGTTTTTTCTTCGCTAATGGAGTGAAATACAAAGATGTATTGTCGCTATCAAACAAACGTATCGCAACCAATGTTCCCGAAACGGTAAAACGATATTGTAAGTCGAAACGTATTAGAGGTACTACGATTATATTCGATAAAACACCTCAAAATGCTGTCGAGCTGGGTATTGCAGATTGTTTTGTAGATCTTGCCAAGAATACGGATTCTAAGCAATACTATATGGCAGAGGTTATTATGGAGACACATTTGGTATTGATAGCGAGCCCCAAAATCAGCCTTGAGAAGCGCCATATATTTGTGGATGAATTGATTTATCGTTTACAAGCTGTACAAAATGCACGTAATAAGATAAAAGTGGAAATTTTGTGCAGTATGGAAAATAAAAATAAACTTGTAGCCGAAATACGCAAGATAGACGAAAATATAATCGTACTCTCATCGTACGACCAACAAAAAGTTAGCATTCAGGCTGTTATGGATGAGAAGCAATTGTGGGATATCACTCACTACCTCAAAGAGATAAAAGCCGAAAAAATAATAGTTTACGATATTACCAAGATGATAATCTAAACTGTTAGTTGATAGCTAAGACTATACCACAAAACGCCTCTACATCTACACTCATCGCCCGATGTGGACTTAATACCAACTTCATACTTCCGCCTGTCAGCAGGTCGGTAGCTTCGGTATTGTCTTGCGGGGTTATATGTAAAAAATCGAAAGCGTGTTGTGGGATAATTATTTGCAGATGTTGTTCGGTATCGGCGAAGTTGGCGACTATCAACAGCAGCTCTTCGTCGCATTTACGCAAGAAAGCAAAGCATCTCTCGGAGTTGAAGTCGGGATTCTCGATATTGGCATACGTAAGGTCGTAAAAGAGCCCTTCGGATAGGGCTTTAGAGCTGTTGCACAGCGTAAGCACACGTTTGTAGGTGTCTCTGAGAGACTTCTCGTCGGCAGACATCAAGTCTGGTGAGTACTTGCCACCGTTTATCCAGCGGCGGAGCGTATCGGGCTGATAGTAGTCGAAAATGGAGCTACGCCCGTCGACACCGCTGAATCCGCTATCGTCCATACCTCTTTCGCCAAGCTCCTGACCTGCATACAGCATAAATGGATTGGTGTTCATCATAGCCGATACTATAAGTGCAGGAATCGCCTTTACCGCCCGAGAAGCAAAAAAATCCGACGCTATACGCTGTTCGTCGTGGTTTTCGAGAAAATTCACCATCTTATCGGATATGTCTCCTACGTTTTGCCAGCAGTACGTTATATTCTTCGCAGGTAAGTCATTGCAAATCACCTTTCTGAGAGTATCGTAAAGTCCTACCTTATCGTACA